TATATTTGTTTATTAGTAAAAATGTTTAGTATAGTATTCCGCAATGAGTGACTATGAGTAATGATATAATAATTATCGCTTAGTAAAGTGAAGTAATTATTGTAGTAATGTATCATAGTATGTTTCATTTATTATATTATCTTAATCACATTGTATTATTTTTGTATAAATTTTAAGGGGAGTTGCTGAATAGCGGGCGAATATCTATGGAAATATGATAATATAGGTAAACATCGGGGAAAACAAGGGGGGCTCGGTCAAACTAAAACGATTTTACGTAACTAGTTGATAGTCAAATAGATAGGTGCTGGGCTACACTTCTATATATATAACTACTTTTAGTGTGACATAAGCCTTATAGAGTATATAAGTAACTACCTAGTGTCACTGTTTTTGTAAATAACACTCTTTTCCTGTAAGAATATACACTATACTATACAACAAAAGAAAATACAATGGCTAAAATCAATACATACCCTAAATTAACTAGTTTAAACCCGAGTGATTTACTTATTATCACTGATGTTACTAGTTCTGAGAATCCAACACGCAACGTGACAGTGCAAGAACTAACCAATGCTTTACAGTTAGGACCATATCCTACGTTTTATGTAATGAATGGTTTAGTCAACAACTTAGCATCGGCAACGGCTGGGTTTGATTATATGGAATGGACATCAAATGTTACAGGATCAGATCAAATACCAGTAGTTAAATCAACCGACAGACTACAATTAATGTATGTTACTTGGGCTTGGATGGGTGAACTACCGGTAACAATAGGACCAGGCGAGTCTGTAGACTTTAGCATTGGAACGTTTGTTGACAATATAAGAACTGAAATAACCAACTATACTAAAGAAGCTGACATATTTAGCATAACAGCTATAGATAATGGTACATTTCCAACCGGATCTAAAGATACGTCTAGTAATAATATATTTATAAAGAAAGATCAAATGATGGCTGTCGTGGGTAACGAAGTTGGATCATTAACACCTAATGATGGTGAACTAGCTATATCATTAAAATTTAAAGTAGTACAATAACATGGCAATAATATATACATATCCAAGACTAAGTAATTTAGATAACTCTGATTTACTATTAATAAGTGACAGTACTTCGAAAAGAAAACCCACTATGAGTGTTAAGTTAGGTGATTTATCAACTCACATTGTACAATCACAAAACATTATAACTGGTACAGGCACTTTAGACTCTGTACCTATTTTTACTGGGCCTAACACTATAGGTGATTCTATAATAACTTATGATGGTGCTGGCGCACCACAAAATGACTTTATGTCAATAGGAGGAACAAATGTAGGTAACAATGGAGGGGTTGGTTTTGTTTCTACTGATTTTTTGCTTATTAAAGATATTTTCGCACTTGGTGGTGGTGTTGTTACTTTAAACGGTGATACACAAATAGGCGACGCTAGCACTGATCTTTTGACAGTAAATGCTGAATCAGTTTTTAACGCTAAAGTAAGATTAACATCACCAGTATTTATTGAAGACGCAACAAGTTCTTCACTTGGTTTAAAGTTTGTACACCCAGCGGGTGGAGCATCATCAGTGGTTGACATGTATTTTGCAGGTGCTGGCGTTGGTTCAAAATTTATAATGTCAAGATCCGCTACAGGTGGAGCTGAAATAGAACTACAAGCTAACGGTGATATAAATTTAAATAGAACTGGAAACGGCGGTATATTGCTAGGAAATTTACAAAGCTTTGCAAATGATGCTGCAGCAGGTGCCGGTGGACTTGTCTCAAATAAACTCTATCAAACAGATGGAACAGCCCCAGCTCCGTTGAATATTGCTGGTATAGTCATGATAAAACAATAAGTAAAAAATAAAAAAAACAAGTAATAATAAAATTATAAAATATTAAAAAATAAAATTATGCAAGGATTTATAAACACAACAGCTGGTCTCAGGCCTTTACTTTTAGAGGGTATGGAAAAAGTGACCTATAGCACTATTAGTACAACTGGCGGTTCAACTGGTGTGCTATCAATTCAATATATTCCTAACACTGGCATTGGCGGAGGAAACGTTTACGTATATATTCCGTTTTTTGAAAATAGTTCCTACGTATTAGAGCGTTTTTGGGATTGGGTCTCAACGGTGTCTGCTGGTGGAATAGGAAAAACTTTAAATAGTTTTTATAACAACACACCCTTTACAGGTATTAGAACAGTAAGTTTTGACTCAGATTATAGTCAAGCTGACGCCTACGTAGTTAAAGTAGCAGACGATGCAACAATTGCGGAAACATGCGCTGTTTTATTTCAATCCCAAAGTGTTACAGGAACTTCAAATACTTTTTTAAACGTAGTTACTAATGCTTCTTTTAATACAGATCCTACTATTGGAGCTAAAGTTTATATAAGTAGTGCTCAAGGTTTTGAAAATTTTCAAGGAGGTAATTTTAATTCAGTTCCAAGCCCAATAAATCCGGCATTAGAAGATGGAACATACGCATGGTTAGTAGGAGATCCTGAAACTCTTGAAAAAGGTACAAATTTCCCTCAACAAGGTATTGTTTCTAGAGTTGAAATAAAATCCGGATTTATTATTGCGTCCGCAGTATGTCCAATAGATTTTTCCGCACCTAATGCTGTAAGTGAAGTACAAGGATATATATACGTAAATTATTTCCCAGCTGGACCAGGTGCTACGACAAGTGGAGATGTTTGTTTTGATCTTTGGAGCCCGTTTGCTTCTACTACTGGATCTGCAAATATACCCTCTACACATGTAAATAATAGATGGATTCCTGTTAAATTAGGATTAATAATAGGATCTTCTATTTTACCCGCAACTAGTACTCCACCTAATTTTTATCCACCAACAGCTGGTAATCCCCTGTTCGGCGACTTTACTCAATCATGGTTTCAATGTAGTTATTATGGTGGTCTTGGTGGTGATGGTATACCGCCAAATACATTAGTGTATATGAAAGATGAAGCTAGTGGAGAATATAGATTACTTGAACCTGGTAACACGTGGACATTACCTCAAGTACCAGTTCCACAAAACCCGCCTTCAAATATGGGAGGTGATGGAAATATACCTGCTGGCGATCCAAGATTATATATGTATGACCAGTTTTATGGTGGAAATAATAAAGTTATAGCGATTCCAAGCCAGCAAACTCTTCAACAAGATGCTACTGCTGAACCTTATGCTTTTAGAATTAATTGGGGTGATGTATGGACAGGATATGTACAACAAAATAATGATCCTTTATCTTGTAATTATTTTAAATCAGGTACTAGCAACTTCGGAAGCACGTTATTTGGCACAAGTATGGTACAAGTTGGTTCTCAAGGTAGAATGAACGGACCAAGCAACACTTGCGACTTTAGTTAAAATATAAAATATAAAAAATTTAAAAATGAATTACGTTAAAATATATAACAACACAAAAAAATCGCCAGAAAAATTTCTTATAGGTATTATAAACGCTAAACTTGTAGAATCTATTGAATGGTATAGAAGACCAGCTTCTACCGAGGCAGGAGGACAAGAATATCAAATTCACGGTTCTTATTATGGATCAAGCGCAGATGTAGACTTTAGTTTAAACTTACCCATGATTATGAATAGTTTTATTTATGATACAGATGAAAAAAGAGCTAGGATCATGAATATAATATGTGATGGTATGACTAAAGCATGTCAAGCTACTTTTACGACACCTGGCCAAACAGTAATAAATTATTATCCACCTCTTAATATTGGAAACGATTTTGTAATAGAAACTAATCCTTTTCAACCTCAACAACAAATAGGAGAACCTAGCGAAGGATTTGAAAAAGGTATGCTTGAACATCATGAGGAAATACCTCATCATGAACTTGAAAAAGGTGTGCTTGAAGGATTAGAACCAGTGGCTGGATAACATAAGCTTAAAATAAATAACCAATTAATAACAATTAAAACCAAAACCAATGACAATTTATTATTCGACTAATTCGTGGAGTAGTCAACCACAAGTATCCGATGAAACCAAAAAACTATGGGAACACGTAGCTGAAAAGAAAAATTGGCGAATTGTTCAATTACCAAATGGATTTTATCAAACCGAACACCATACTTTAGAAGATGAGTGGGCTGATGTCACTAGACGTGAAACAGTTGAAGGTGCTGAACAAGCAATTGATAGTTCTGTAGAACATTATAGAAAAAAACTAGATTACTTAAAAGGACCTAAGGTAATAAAAACCTTTGAATAATATTATATAATTAAATTAAATTAAATTAAATCATGGCAGAAGCTATAGTAAAGAATCTTAACTTTGGTAACGAAGGGAGAGATAAAATATTTAAAGGAATAGAAAAACTCACAAAAGCTGTTAGCTCCACACTTGGGGCTAGCGGTAAGTGTGTTATACTTGAAGATAATAGTGGTAAACCCATTATAACAAAAGATGGTGTAACAGTTGCAGATTCTATATTTCTTAGAGATCCAGTAGAAAATATTGGAGCAACGTTATTAAAAGAAGCAGCTCGCAAAACAGTTAAAGAAGCTGGAGACGGAACAACAACTGCAACAATACTAGCACACGCAATTATTGACGCTGCTTATAAGCATGACGACAAAGATGTTAGAGCAGTTAAAGAACAAATACTAAAAGGGGTTGACAAACTAATAAAGCAATTAGAAAAACAATCTGTACCTGTAAAAGATAAAATAGATGATATAGCAATAATATCAACAAACAATGATAAGGCTTTAGGATCTATTATAGCTGATGCTTTTAAAAAAGTAGGAGACTCAGGTTTAGTAGTAATGGAACCATCTACAGAAGGTGAGACTCATGTGGAAGTTGTAGAAGGTGTAGAATACAACAAAGGATTATTAAACCCTAATTTTATAACAAATAAAGATAGTGGAACTGCTGAACTAGAAAACCCACTAGTTTTAATTATAGATTCTAAAGTTGAATCAATAAGACAAATTCAACCAGTATTAGAACATGTTATAAAAACAAAAGAACCTTTATTAATAATTGGTGAAGTAGAATCAAATGTTTTATCTGCTTTGTTAATGAATAAAATGAAAGGTAATATAAAAATAAACGTTTTAGATCCACCTGCTTATGGATTAAGGCGTAAAGAAATATTAGATGATTTAGCTTTGTTAACAGGTTCCACTATTGTTAACGAAGATCTTGGAGATGATTTAAATTCTATTGAAATAGATTACTTAGGACGATGTGTTAAAGTAGTTACTGAAAAAGATAAATCAATAATTAGAGTTGAAAAAGATTCAGAAGAGATTGAATCAATTATAGATCAAATAAGATCTAAGTTATTAGACAACAATAAAGAACATATAAGGATAGGGTTAGAACAAAGACTAGCTAGATTATCTGCAAAAGTTGCTGTTGTCAAAGTTGGTGCTAATTCAGCTATTGAATTAAAAGAAAAGCAAGATAGAGTAGAAGATGCTATTTGTGCTACTAAAGCAGCGATAAAAGAAGGCATAGTGCCAGGTGGTGGTATAGCTTTATTAAACGCTACAAAGGTTTTAGACTCAAATATATCTGGAGAAAAAATACTACAAGAAGCTGTTAAAGCGCCATATAAAAATATTTTACACAATGCTGGTTTACCAGTAGTTGATCCGGTTAGGAAAGGCATGGGTGTAAATGTGGTTACAGGAAATATGGTAAATATGATTAAAGCTGGTATTATTGATCCACTACTTGTTACAAAGAGTGCTTTAAAAAACGCAGCTTCGGTCGCAACAACGATATTATCAACTGATTGTGTAATTAATAATATTAGAATTGATGAAAGCAGTAGGTAATTATTTGTTGATTAAACAAGAAAAAAAAGGTACAACAAAAACCGACGGTGGTTTGTTGTTATCTGAAAAAGATCGCACAGATATTAGGTATGTTGAAGCCGAGGTTTATGACCCAGGCCAACACGAGATGTTAAATAAAGGCGATAAAATATTTTATGACAGAGTTGCTGGGCATAAAATAGAGCATAATAATGAAGAATATATTGTTATAAAAATACAAGATATTGTCGTTGTTTTATGAAAAGGCTAGAGGCGGGAGATATTAAAAATCTTAATCTGCTAAAACACTACCGGATTATACGCAAGTGGGCCTGTAGAAACAACGACTTAACAGATGCTGAATTAGAATTATTGATATACTTAGACTGTATAGACATGTTTACTATTGATGATTTTAAAATGGGTAGTTATTCTTTTAGTTGGAATAATAGAAGATGGAATAAGTTAATTCAAAATGATTGGATTGTAGTTTGGCGAAAAAGAAACAGAACAACCCAGAAATATAACATATATAAAGTTTCTTTTAAAGGTAAACAATTAATCTCAAGAATATATAGAATTATACTAGGTGAAGAAGATATACCTACAAGTGAAAGAAGAAACTGTATAATGAAAGGTAAAACATACATGGATAAGGTATTACAAACATCCGTGTATAATGTAAATAAAGATAAAAATAGATAATATGAGTGTAGCTTCAGCAATGGCAACAAGAATGACCTCCATGCAACAAGACTTGCAAGACCAAATAAACCAACCAGGAGGATTAGCAGGTGCGTTACCAGGAGGAATGATGGGAATGGGTAATGCAAATCTTGCTATGCGGCTAGCACAAAAAGCTAAAGCAAGAAAAGCTGCTAGACAAAAACGTGGTTTAGGAGGAGCTGCAGGAGCTGTAGGATCTGTTACAGGCGCATTAGCCGGTGGAGATAATGGTAGGTTGGACACTATTGAATCTAGACTAACTGCTTTAGAAGGTGGAACAGAAGGTGATATTACACAACCATCACCAACAGTTAATGTTCCAGTGTCACCAGAACAAGGTATTGGAGCAGCTCCAGCATTACCAAAGCCTACAATGGCTACAGCTGAGCAGATGTTTAGCAGAGGAGATTTAAGACAAATAGCTGCAGGCGCGGGTAAATTTAAAAAATAATAATAAACAAAAATCAAAATTATGGATCACTACAAAAATGACCCTCATGCTGAGTTGCATGGAAAAGGAAAAGTAGGTATTGTTGGGGAATCTCATATATGGGACGGACCTTTAAATCAACAAGGTAGACTACACGGTAAGGGTGCTAGTAATGGAATAACTGGAATGAAGTTAAAGCATGCTGGCGTACCTTATAAAGGACTTAACGCTGTTCTTTGCGCTCAAGGCAGAGAATATTAATAAAATAAATATGGGACAATACGCAAATCAACCAGATTTTGGAACAGAAGCTTTTACTGTAACCCCTAATGACACAATATCTCCAGCTAATAATCTAGGAGGAGCTGTTATCTATGTTGGGGATATAAGTGGAGGAACTGAATTAAAAGTAATACTAACAGGTGTTGTTGCTCCAGGTGGTGGTTTTCCTACCGCTGCAGAAGCAATAACATTTAAAGGTTTACAAGCAGGCACATTCATGCCTGTAATTGTAGATTATGTTTTAGCCACAGGCACTAGTGTGACTGAACTTATTGGTGTAAAATAAAATGGCTTTAGGAGGTTCTTTAAACAAAGGAATAGGTATTGGCATTGGGCCAGGAGGTGGAGGTCCATCAACCCCACCAACACCCCCTTTTTCGGGTATGATAATTGATGTAGATACTACCATCTTTCAAAGCCAAGGTTCTGGGACAAATCAAATAAGATTACCATTTCAACCTAATAGTTTCAATTATAACGGAAACCCTACAGGATTAAATTTAGATATAATAGTAGATTGGGGAGATGGAACTTCTGATACATATAATACTAATCCTACAGTAGACTATGAAGTTTCACATACGTATGCTTCTGCTGGTGTATATACTATAAAAATAGATAGTCCTTCTCAGAGTATTCAAGGTTGGAGTTTACACGGAGGAACTTCTCAAGTTAATAAATACGATGGTAGAAAACTTATTGATTTAAAGCAATGGGGTTATTTTGATTTTGCAGGAAATATCTTATCGCCTTCTGGAGCAAATGTGAGTTATCAAGTTGGTTATAATTTTGCACAAGCAGATAATATGATTATATCAGCTACTGATACACCTATAATAAGTGGAGACTCTTTAAGAGATGTTTTTGCTAGTTATCAAGGACCAAACGGGACTACATTTGAAATAGCTAATTTAAATAATTGGGATGTTAGTAATGTTACTCTGTTTGAGAATATGTTTTCTGTATCTCAAAGTGGTAGCTATACTTCTCCAATAGGTGATGTATCTAACTGGGATATGTCTAATGCTACAGATATAAGCGGTATGTTTAATGGTTCAGATTTTACAGGTGATGTATCTAATTGGAATACGTCAAATGTTACAGATATGAGGTCTTGTTTTGCAAGCACTCCAGGTAACCCTGATTTAAGTAATTGGGATATAAGCAGTGTAACAGGTAGTGGGTTAGACAATTTATTTGGTGATTGTCAAAATTTCACTGGAGGAACCTGGTTAAACAATTGGGTGTTTAATGCTGGATTAAATAAATTACAACGTATTTTTAATAACACTAAAATGAATACGCCTTTAAATAATTGGGGTAGTCAAGTGGGTAATGTTAATTCATTCTACGGACTTTTTCAAAATAACACAGTTTTCAACCAAGATATTAGTAATTGGGATATAAGTGGAACATACAACACAGGTAATGGTCCATACGGGGTTTTAGATATGTTTAGTGGCGCTAGCAGCTTTGATCAAGATTTATCAGCATGGGATATGCAGGCTACATCTTGTATTGCTAGATTCATGGGTAATAATTTATCATTTGATCCAGAAGTAAGTCCAGCTAAATATGATAATATGTTAGTAGCATTTGGCGCAAGAATACCTTACACTAATGCTAAAAATAGCTCATGGTGTGGTTCTCAAGTATGGTCATTTGGAAAAAGTAAATATAACTTAAGTAACTCCGCGGCTGTTGCTGGAAGAAACGCTTTAATCTCAGATATGGGTGGAATAGTTGACGGAGGAGGAATATAAAATTATGAGCATTATAAAATATACAATTAAAAACACATCAAACGACATCATATACTGGTTGTGTTTTGATGACAATGGAGATCCTCAAATATTTGGAAGAGTAGGACCTGGTCAAACTTTTGATACAAAATATGAAGATGTAGAAGAGTATTTAGATTATGATGTTTTTAGAGAAAGACTAGTAGAATTAAATATAGTACCAGAAGGTGCTGATATAGAACCATTAATAAAATAATCATGGCAGTAAACGAACAAGGACATGCTGGAAAATATTCTGGTAATTCAAGACACTCATATAATCACGCACACACAAGAGTGACAGCGGGTAACTATAGAGCAACTAAAAGAGATGATGAAGAGCATATGGAATATCTTAAAAGAGATGTACTGTATGATGATCATCACGGACATAGCGACGAAAAAATGACGGCTGATGAAAAGCATATTTCAAAACTAGCTGGAGATCTTAAATACGATGAAAAACATCACGGGCCAGGTAAACACCATGGGCCTGGAGATTTTAAGGGAGGTTTTCATAAAGTTCAACACGCTAGAGGAGAAGCTCATCAAGGACCAAGTAAACATCATGTAAAATAAAACAGAGAAAACTGTAATAAATCAAAACAAATAAAAACTAACAATTAAAAATCAAAAATTATGGCAGCAAGTTTTATTGCATTCGAAGTAGTAAACTCAGTAGGTGGAGACTTCGATAACGGAGAGTGTTTAATTAATAAAGATAATATTTTATCTGTTCAACAAACAGCAGATCAGACGCTAGTAATATATACAGCATCTCCATCACCAAACGACGAAATAACAGTCACTGTATCAACAACTGAAAGTGGAGGAGCAGTGAATCCAGTAATGACTGAAGGTTTAATAACTAAAGCATTTAATTACGCTTTAACAGCTAATCCAGGTGGAGTAAAAGCTAAAGTTTTCTTAGGAAAAGATGACAATGGCGATCAAATGTATGTTAGAAACGTAACCTTTGTATAGAAATTAAACAATGAAACCAAAGGGATTAGGAGATAGTATAGCAAATTTTACTAAAAAAACAGGTATTAAGCACGTTGTAGATATTGTTTCTGACGGGCTTAATATACCCTGTGGTTGTAATAATAGGCAAGAGTGGTTTAATAAAAAATTTCCATATAGAAATGATAACATTAAAAGGTAATTTTAAAATTAAGCCTTTTTATGCAACTAGTGTTACACCAGTTTACGAAAGAGATATGGCAGATGATCCTGCTTTAGGTAGAACTTTAAAAAATGGTGTGATTATAATGGATAAGAACTTGTCTCCTGCTATGCGCACTGAAACTCATTCTCACGAAGAGACTCATGTTAATCAAATGAAACACGATGGTTTTTATTGGGACGATAATAATATATATTTTAAAGGAAAAAAATATTCAAAAAAACTATTTTTAGAAGGTAAAGGTCCTTGGGAGGGTCCAGCTTATAAAAATGAAATTAAAGCAACATAAATAAACAATTAAAAATGGCAAAAAAAAGCAAAGGCATGGACGGCTTTAGTTATAAAGTTCCTGCTAAAAAATTAGAAAAAATCCAAGATAGTTCTGCTAAAATGGGATACAGTCAAACTTTTGGTGAAGGAAGAAAATCTCCAGGTAAAATGGGAGACATGACAGCTGCTAAAATGGCACATGGTGCTGACGCAGCATCTAAATTCTACGATGGAGGTGGTAAATATATGAATGGCACACCTAAATACGAAGGTGCTTCAAAAGACCCAGTAAGTGGATTTGGTAAAGCATATTCAGACGCTAGAGGAAAAGGTGATAAAGAGTTTGATTTTAAAGGTAAGAAATATAGCACTCTTAGTAAAGAAGAAGCTGAAAGAGATCTTAGAGATTCAAATACTACTATTTCAGAATTTAAAAATCCTAGCTCAAGAAATCAATTAGACGCGTATGGTGTAGGAGATAAAGGTTATTCTTATTATCCTTTAATGGGTTATGATAACAAACAAATATCTTCAAACGTACAAGGTGTTATTGATAGACAAAAGAAAGCTGCTCACGCTTTAGGTAAGCATGACAAAGCTACTAAATTCGAAAACCCTTTCAAAGGATCATAGTGAAAAAAATATGGGAATGGCTAACTGGTAACGTCATCAAAGAGGTTGGTGACGTTATCGATAAGCTAACTACTACCAAGGAAGAAAAGTTAGAGGCTCAAAGGCTTATAACTGAAATACTTGAGAAGGCTGATAGAGAAGCTCAAGAGCAAGTAACAGAAAGATGGAAAGCTGATATGTCTTCAGACAGTAAGTTGTCTAAAAATATAAGACCTATAGTTTTAATATATTTGACTGTTATATTTACCGCTTGTGCTTTTTTTGATGGTAATATAGGTTCATTTAAAATTGCTGATGAGTACATACCTATATTTCAAACTCTTTTAGTTACAGTGTATGGCGCCTATTTTGTAGGTCGTAGCTGGGAGAAAGCAAAGTCTATGCAAAAAAAATAAATCAAATAAAATCAAATCAAATGAAATATATCTTTTTAACAGCAATGTTAATGTTAAACACATTAGTATTTGCGCAGGACATTAATATTAATAACAACAATTCTATAGAGTTTCCTAATACTGAACCAGCTAAATTATTATTAGAAGGAATGTGGGAGGCAAAAGAAACAAGTTATGTTTGTATAATAACAGTAAACGAATATAATAGTAAAGTTGAAACAATACATAATGTAAGCTTTGAAGAAGATCTAGTTTTATTAGAAACAATTACAAGTCAAGATGATAATAAGATTGTTACTAAGTTACACAACAAATTAAATGGTCACAAAGTTACATCTACATACACGTTGGTAGATGATAATACTCTTGAAAGAGTTTTTAAAGGTGATTCTAATATGACAGTGTATTACACTAGAAATGATAAAAAATTAAAATACAATAAGAATTAAATTAAATAAAATGGCTAAATTAAATAAAATCGAAGAAAACGAGCTGTCTAAAGTTGTTGAACAACAAGAAAAGCTAAATAATATGCTTGTTAAAATGGGTGTTCTAGAAACTCAAAAACATAGTTTATTACACCAAGTCGCCACTCTTAATAAAGATATTGACGAAACAAAAAAAGATCTAGAAGGAAAATACGGTCAAGTAAATATTAATTTAGAAGACGGAACGTATACAGACATAGAAAAAGAAAAGTAAAATGGATAACATTATAAGAAAAATCAGTATTGGATCTGATTATAAAAATGATGCCATGCACTATTCTGTTGGACAAGAGGTATATGGCGGACATACCATATCTCATATATTACTAGAAGATAAGGATTTATCATATAACATTTACATAAAAAAGAGCGATGAAGTGTTGCCTTGGAAAAAATTTAATTCCAATATGGCTATATCAATCGAGTATGATCTTAAGTACTAATGAAGAGTGTGTATGATTTTATCGTTAAGCCGATAGGTGAAAGATATGCTAATACAAAAAAAATAGGCGATAACGAGTTAGTTTTAAATACTAAAGTTGAAAGCTGGAAGTTTGTAAATAGATTTGCCGAGGTAATATCAACGCCTCTTGCAATTGCAACACCTGTAAAAAAAGGTGATGTTGTTGTAATACATCAAAACATTTTTAGAAGATTTTATAATATGCAGGGTCAACAGGCAGACAGTAGGTCTTATTTTAAAGATGACTTATATTTTGCTAGTGTAGATCAGGTTTATTTGTATAAAAGGAAAAAACACTGGAAATCTTTGAATGATAGATGTTTTGTAATGCCTATTAAAAATGAAGACGTTCTAACAAATAAAAAAGAATCAAACAGTATTGGCATATTAAAAATAGGTAATAGTTTCTTAGAAGAGCTAAAAATAACTCCAGGACATATAGTTACTTATAAGGCTGGGTCTGAATGGGAGTTTAATATAGACGGAGAACGTTTATATTGTATGAAATCAAATGATATTTTATTAGAACATGGATATAAAAAAGACCAAACAGAGTATAATCCAAGCTGGGCAAAAAGCAGTTGAGGAGTTAATAAAAGTAGCAAAAGAAGCTATTGTAGATTCAGACGATGATATATCAGCTGATAGACTTAAAAATGCTGCTGCTACAAAAAAACTAGCTATATTTGACGCGTTTGAAATACTACAACGTATACAGGAAGAAGAAGACATGTTAAATGATAAACCTAAAGAAGTTAAAAAAGAAAGAACTTTTAAGGGTTTTGCTGAAGGTAGATCTAAATAATGTATACTCAAACCCTTTATAAAGTTTTAGATGATTATATAAAGCCACATGTAATCAAAAAAAACAATAGATATAATAAATGGAAATACGGTTATAACAAAGAACACGACGTTATTGTTATAAGTAAAACAGGTAAAATAGGTGATATTTATGAAATACAAAACCTAAAAATTGCTTTACCAAAACAACCAAAAGACGTACACAAGTTTAAATCTAATACTTGGGAACAAAGCCCTATACCTGTTGAATTAAAAAAAATAAAAACGATATTTGATTGGGAAAGATACCCTATTGATTTCAAGGAAAAATGGTATGACTACATTGATAAAGAATTTACTCGTAGAGACGAAGGTTTTTGGTTCTATAATAAAGGTGTGGCTACTTACATTAGCGGTACTCATTTTATGTACTTGCAGTGGTCCAAAATTGATGTTGGGAAACCAGATTATCGGGAAGCAAACAGATTATTCTTTATCTTTTGGGAAGCTTGCAAGGCAGATCCACGATCCTATGGGATGTGCTACCTTAAGAACAGACGTTCTGGGTTTTCCTTTATGGCATCAGGAGAGGTTGTTAATATGGCAACCATATCAAGTGACTCTAGATATGGTATATTATCCAAGTCTGGGCCAGATGCTAAGACCATGTTTACAGACAAGGTGGTACCCATATCGGTTAACTATCCCTTCTTTTTCAAACCGATTCAGGACGGAATGGACCGTCCGAAGACCGAGCTTGCCTACCGTGTCCCAGCAAGTAAGTTCACCCGTAGAAAACTTACCATTACCCCCGACGAAACCCAACAGGAGTTACAAGGGCTTGACACCACGATCGACTGGAAAAATACAGGTGATAACTCCTACGATGGGGAGAAGCTTAAACTCCTCGTCCATGATGAATCGGGTAAATGGGAAAGGCCGAACAACATCCTCAACAACTGGAGGGTTACGAAAACCACATTAAGATTAGGTAGTAGAATTATTGGTAAATGTATGATGGGTAGTACCTGTAATGCGTTAGACAAAGGTGGTGATAACTTTAAAAAACTATATTATGACTCCGACGTTACAAAACGAAACCGCAACGGACAGACTCGCTCGGGATTATATAGTTTGTTCATACCTATGGAATGGAACTACGAAGGATACATTGATTCTTATGGCGTACCTGTATTCGAAACACCAGAGACTGAAAGTGTTGGACCGCATGGAGATATAATAGATTTAGGTGTAATAGAATATTGGCAAAATGAAGTCAACGGTTTAAAGGGAGATCAAGATGCTTTAAATGAATTTTATAGACAATTTCCAAGAACCGAAGAACATGCTTTTAGAGATGAAGCTAAACAGTCTCTTTTTAATTTAACAAAAATATACGAGCAAATTGATTTTAACGGAGATTTAAAACATAGCTCTTTAGTGACAAAAGGTAGTTTCCAATGGAGAGATGGAATAAAAGATACTAGCGTTATATTTGTTCCAAATAACAGCGGTAGATTTTTAGTAACCTGGGTTCCACCTGAAAACTTACAAAATCGTGTAATAGTAAAGAATGGAGTTAAGTATCCAGGTAATGAAGATTTAGGTGCTTTTGGTTGTGACAGTTATGATATATCTGGAACGGTAGACAGTAGAGGTTCTAACGGATCATTACATGGTTTAACTAGTTTTAGCATGTTAGATGTTCCACCTAATCATTTCTTTTTAGAATATATAGCTAGGCCACAAACAGCTGAAATATTTTTTGAAGATGTATTAATGGCTTGTGTATTTTATGGCATGCCTATATTAGCAGAAAATAATAAACCTAGGTTGTTATATCATTTTAAAAGAAGAGGCTATAGAGGTTTTTCAATGAACAGACCAGATAAAATATATAATAAATTATCTGTTACTGAAAGAGATATTGGTGGTATACCAAACTCTAGTGAAGATATAAAACAAGCTCACGCAGCCGCAATAGAATCTTATATAGAAAACTTTATAGGTTTACAAGATAAGGGTTATGGAGATATGTATTTTCAAAGAACCTTAAATGATTGGAGTAGATTTAATATAAATAATAGAACAAAACATGATGCGTCAATAAGTTCTGGACTCGCACTAATGGCTTGTAACAAAAATAGATACAGACCTGTACCAAAAAGACAAGTTATATCTTATGATTTGGGTATAAAAAAATACGATAACACCGGTGTTGTTTCGAAAATTATAAAATAAATGAATATAAATTATAATACTAATAGCGCTTTTCCCAATCAGGTAGTACCTTTGGAGGAAAAATTAAGTATGAAATATGGTAGTCAGGTTGCTGATGCTATACAATCAGAATGGTTTGCGCAAGGTAGAACTAATGGAAATAGGTATTTAACGACCTTTAATAATTATCATACTCGTAGATTATACGCAAGAGGCGAACAATCAACTCAAAAATATAAAGATGAATTATCTATAAATGGTGATTTATCTTATTTAAACTTAGACTGGAAGCCAGTACCAATATTATCTAAATTTGTAGATATACTTACTAATGGTATTTCTAACAAAGACTACGATATAAAAGCTTATGCTAACGATCCTATGTCTGTCAAGAAGAGAACAGACTACGCTACAAGGTTAGCTATGGATATGTATGGTCAAGATATTATAGAAGAAGTAAAAGCTACCACAGGTCAAAACATATCACAAACAAATATACCAGCGGTGGATCTTCCTAAAACACTGGAAGAAATGGAGCTTCACTTACAATTATCTTATAAGCAAGCAATTGAAATAGCTGAAGAAGAAGCCATAACGCAAACATTAGATAAAAATAAATACGACTTACTTAAGCGTAGATTAAATTATGATTTAGTTACATTAGGTATTGCTGCAGCAAAAACAAATTTTAATACAGCTGAAGGTATAACTTTAGACTATGTAGATCCATCTTATATGATTTATTCATATACAGAAGATCCTAATTTTGAGGATATATATTATGTTGGTGAGGTTAAAGCTGTTACTATTCCAGAAATAAAACAACAGTTTCCAAATATATCTGATGATGAATTAGAAAAAATACAAAAATCTTATAGCAACAACAATTACATTTATGGTTGGGGTGCTTATGATGAAAATACTGTTCAGGTTTTATATTTTGAATATAAGACTTATATGGACCAAGTATTTAAAATAAAACAAACAGATCAAGGTTTAGAAAAAGCACTTGTAAAGCCTGATACATTTGATCCACCTGATAGTAGCAATTTTAATAAAGTTTCAAGAAGTGTAGAGGTTTTATTTGAAGGTGTAAAAGTTTTAGGAACAGATATGATGCTTAGCTGGAAAATGGCTGAAAATATGACTAGACCAATGGCTGATACTACTAAAGTTGAAATGAACTATGCTATATGTGCGCCGCGTATGTACAAAGGCAGAATTGAATCTATTGTAAGTAAAACTATAGGATTTGCTGACATGATACAATTAACTCATTTAAAACTGCAACAGGTTATAGCAAGAATGGTACCAGATGGAGTGTTTTTAGACATGGACGGATTAGCAGAAGTTGATTTAGGTAACGGTACTAATTACAACCCAGCTGAAGCTTTAAACATGTATTTCCAAACTGGTTCTGTAGTAGGTAGATCACTTACTCAGGACGGGACAATGAACGCTGGTAAAGTACCTGTTCAAGAGTTATCTACATCTTCTGGTCAAGCTAAAATAGGATCATTGATAAGTACCTATAACTATTACGTACAAATGATACGTGATGTAACAGGTTTAAACGAGGCTAGAGATGGTAGTTTGCCTGATAGAGATACTTTAGTTGGTTTACAAAAAATTGCAGCTCAACAATCTAATATAGCTACAAAGCATATAAATAATGCTAGTTTATATTTAACATTAAGGTTATGTGAAAATATATCTAAAAAATTAATTGATGTTCTTAATTTTCCATTAACTGCTGAAGCTTTAAAAAATTCCATATCAACATTTAATGCTAACACATTAAAAGAGGTTTCAAATTTAAACCTACATGACTTTGGAATATTTTTAGACCTTGAACCAGATGAAGAAGAAAAAGCTCAATTAGAACAAAATATTCAAGTAGCACTACAGTCAGGCGGTATTGATTTAGAAGACGCTATTGATCTTAGACAAATACGTAATTTAAAATTAGCTAATCAAATGCTAAAACAAAAACGTAGGTTAAAACAAGAAAGAGATCAAAAAGCAGCTCAAGCTAACATGCAGGCTCAAGCTCAAGCTAACGCTCAATTGGCTGAACAAACTGCGTTAGCAGAAACTCAAAAACAACAAGTTTTAGTTGATCAAAAAATGCAACTAGAACAAGCAAAATCTCAATTTGAAATACAAAGAATGCAAGCTGAAGCAGAAATTAAACGACAGTTAATGGCTGAAGAGTTTAATTACAATGTTCAACTTGCTAAAGAAAAATACTCTAGTGAAGGAAATAAAGAAAAAGAAATAGAGGATAGAAAAGATAAAAGAGCTAGAATAATAGGGACTCAACAGTCTCAAATGATACAACAGAGACAAAACGATGGAACGCCTATCGATTTTGAATCTACTAATGATAGTTTAGGTGACTTTGGTTTAGAAGCCTTTGGACCTAGATAATTTTTTTTTAATTTTATAATATTATATTATGTCAGAAGTAAAAGCGACCCAAGAGGTCAAACAAGAAGGTAGTTTTTCTTTAAAAGGAAAGAAAACAAAACCTAAAAAATTGGTTGATAATAAAAAAAATGAACCAGTAAAAGTAGATTTAACTAAGCCCGAAGCACAAGGAGAGGTTGTGCAGGATATAGTTAAAGTAGATTTAACAGATAAAAAACAAGAAGATGCCGTTCAAGCACAAGAGACAAATGTGGGCGATGTTATTGTCGAAAAACCCGAAGACAAAAGCGACAGCAAAGGAGTGGTTAAAGAAGTACGGGACACCAAAGAGGAATTAGAAAGTCCCATACAAGAAATAACTGAAGAAGAGGTTGATGAAAAAACAGTTGAGTTATACGAAGAAGCTGAGCAAGCTGTTAAAGAACAAGTTATACAAGGTAAAAAGTTACCTGAAAATATACAATCACTTGTAGATTTTATGTCAGAAACAGGTGGTACAATAGAGGATTATGTAAGATTAAATCATGATTACTCTAATGTAAACGAAAATGTATTACTAAGAGAATACTATAAACAAACTAAACCTCATTTAAATCAAGAAGAAGTTGACTTTATTATGGAAGACAGCTTTTCTTTTGATGAGGAAATTGATGAGCCAAGAGATATTAGAAAAAAGAAATTGGCTTTCAAAGAAGAAGTTGCTAAAGCTCGATTAGAGCTTGATGCTATGAAGGATAAATATTATCAGGAAATCAAGTTGAGACCTGGTATTACCCAAGATCAGCAGAAAGCCACGGACTTTTTCAATAGATATAAGGAGCAGCAAGAAGTAGCTCAAGAACAAGCTAGTGATTTTAAATCTAAAACTGAACAAATTTTTACTGAAGATTTCAAAGGTTTTGATTTTAGTTTAGGTGAAAAAAAGTTTAGATACAAAGTTCAAAATCCAAAGCTAGTCGGACAATCACAAATTGACATTAATAACTTTATTAGTAATTACATAGATAAAGAAGGTAGAGTTACTGATCCAAGTGGTTATCACAAAGCGCTTTACGCTGCGATGAATGCGGATAAAATCGCTAATCATTTTTACGAACAGGGAAGAGCTGACGGCGTTAAAAACGTTGTTGATTCTTCTAAAAATCTAAGTAGTGACAAGCCTAGGCAAGTTGCCGACGGAAACGTCTTTATAAATGGTTTAAAAGTAAAATCAATAAGTGGTTTGGATTCGTCTAAACTGAAAATTAAAAAACGAAAATTTAACTAATTAAAACTTTTAAATTATGGGAATTTTAACTCCACAATTTGGTACAATAGTTCCTTCGCAGTTGCAACAAACTCTTGCGAGTAACTATTTGACTTTTGACGGCGCTGCTGGTGGAAATTTCGCACAACAATACTTACCTGAGCTTTATGAGCAGGAAGTTGAAAGATATGGTAATAGAACTTTATCTGGATTCTTAAGAATGGTTGGTGCTGAATTACCAATGACGTCTGACCAAGTAATCTGGTCTGAACAAAATAGATTACACATTGCATATGACAACTGTATTAATGGTGGTGCTGCTAATACAATACAAATTCCAGTTGCTGCAGATATTAACAACGTTGTTTCACCGCAACAAACTATCGTCGTAATGGATGATTTTGGTGGTGAGTCAAAATGTTTAGTTGTTGATTCTGATTTAAGAACAGCTGCTGCGGGTGGTACTGGTATACTTAATGTACTACCTTACGGTTCTGCTGATTTAGGAACTGAAGGTCTTGTAGGTAACGTAAAGATATTTGTTTACGGTTCTGAATATCCAAAAGGAACAAACACTACAATCGCTCCTTCTGCTGCTGGTGTAGCTGTTGCTGGTAATGATTTTCCAATCGCTACTGTAACACCTGACTTTACTCAATTTTCTAACAAGCCTATCATTATTAGAAGTCAATATTCAATCAATGGTTCTGACACTGCTCAGATCGGTTGGGTAGAAGTTGCTACTGAAGATGGTACGTCTGGATATTTATGGTACTTAAAAGCTGAGTCTGAAACAAGACTTAGATTTGAAGATTACTTAGAAATGTCTGTTGTAGAAGGTGAGCAAGTTGATGCTGCTGGTGGTTCTACTATTGCGAATGTAACTGGTACTGAAGGTTTATTTGCTGCTATTGAAGATAGAGGTAATGTACAAGTTGGATTTGCTGCTGGAACAGGTATTAGTGACTTTGATGATATTCTTAGAAACTTAGATACTCAAGGAGCAATTGAAGAGAACATGTTATTCTTAAACAGAAATACTAACCTTGATTTTGATGATATGCTAGCTGCTATATCTTCAGGTGCACAAGGTGGTACTGCGTTTGGTTTATTTGAAAACTCTGAGGAAATGGCATTAAATTTAGGTTTCACTGGTTTTAGAAGAGGTTCTTATGACTTTTATAAAACTGACTGGAAATACTTAAATGATGCTTCTACTCGTGGTGCTATGAGTGGACCTGCTTCTATTGAAGGTGTATTAGTTCCTGCTGGAACAAGTACAGTTTACGATCAGATTTTAGGTACTAACATTAGACGTCCTTTCTTACATGTAAGATATAGAGCGTCTCAAGCTGATGATAGACGTATGAAGTCTTGGTTAACTGGATCTGTTGGTGGAGCTTTCACTAGCGATTTAGATGCTATGACTGTAAACTTCTTATCTGAAAGATGTTTAGTAACTCAAGCTGCTAACAACTTTGTATTATTCAAAGGAGTGTAATCACTCAATATTAATGTAATTTTTACCCTCGTTGTATAAACGGGGGTAATTATTACTTTTACAAACTATTTAATTATATTATATTATGGCTAAAAAAGCTAAAGCAGAAGCTGTTGAGGTTGCACCTCAAAAAGAAATAGTAGCTAAAGTTGCTATTCCAAGTAAACCCACAAAACCAGAGTGGGAAATAAAACCTAGAACATATATTATTAAAGGAAGTAAACAACCTTTAACTATGACTATTCCAGGAAAACACACAAGAAAAAGTCCTTTATTGTATTTTGATCCAAAATCAAATTCACAAAGAGAACTAAGATACGCTACTAATATGAACAGTCCTTTTGTTGATGAGCAAAAAGGAGAAGTTACATTAGGGCATATTACTTTTAGAGATGGAGTGCTATCAGTTCCACAAGAAAATCAAATCTTGCAAAAACTATTAAGTTTATATCACCCATTAAAAGGTAAAAAATATTACGAGTTTGACGCTGTTGTAGAAGCAGAAGATGATTTAGATATTATTGAAATGGAAATAGCCGCATTAAACGCAGCTCAATCAATGGATGTTGATCATGCAGAAGCTATATTAAGAGTTGAAAAAGGTAGTTCTGTTTCTAACATGAAATCTAAAGAACTCAAAAGAGATTTATTATTATTTGCTAAACGTAAACCAGGTTTATTTTTAAACTTAGCTAATGACGAAAATGTTCAATTAAGAAACTTTGGTATAAAAGCTGTTGAAGCTAGAATAATAACTTTATCTCAAGACCAAAGAACTTTTCACTGGGGCTCAAATGATAGAAAATTATTTACAGTACCATTTGATGAAAACCCATACTCAGCTTTAGCCGCTTGGTTTAAAACTGATGAAGGTGTAGAAGTTTATAAATCTGTAGAAAAAAGAATATAAACAAGTGATACTAATATATTAGGGTGTCACTAATAGTGATACCCTAGTGTATTATAATTTAAATAAGTATGGCTATAAACGTAAACACTGTATATCAAACAGTCCTGTCTATATTAAATAAAGAGCAGAGAGGCTATTTAACTCCAGCTGAATTTAACAAAGTAGGCGCTCAAGTACAATTAGAAATATTTGAAAAATACTTTGAAGATTTAAATCAGCAGCTAAGAGTACCTCAAGCAGACGCAGATTATTCAGATAGAATAATGAATATTGATGAAAAACTAGCTATATTTAAAACATTTAGTAACGCTACATACGACAATACTACAAGCCCTGGTTTAGCATATTTCACACTACCAACAATAGATGCTTATGGTGCTACTGTTGATTTTTACAGACTTGGTACAGTGATATACACTGATGATAGAGGTAATCAAATAGAACTTCAAAGATTATCCAGAACAGATTTCTACAACATAGAAAGATCTCCACTAACAAAAGCAAGTAAAAGCTTTCCTACATATCTATATGAAAACAGAGGTAATCAAAACACCCCATCATCTCCTATAGATAATCATATACAAAACATATTATATGTAAATCCTACTAGTATTACTAGTAATATTAAAGTAGATTACATTAGAAAACCTGTTCCTCCTATATGGGGTTTTTCAACTGGTACTGTTGGTCAATATATTTTTGATGATAATTTTTTTGATATTACAACTGGGCTAGGTTCTAGAGATTTTGAATTACATGAAGCTGAACAAACAAATGTTATTTTAAGAATACTAGCTTATTCTGGAATAATAATAGAAGATCCTAATATAATACAGGTAGCAAGTCAACAAGTTCAAGGTACAGAAGCAAATAAAAAAAGTTAATAGATGGCAATTATAAATGAAACTAATCAACAATATTACGCAGGAGCTCAAGGCTTTGTAGTCAAAGAGCTTTTAGGTGAAACTGATTTTACTTTTACTTTTGATACAGATTTAAAATTTGGCTCTTTTGACCCAACCAATATTGATTATCAAAAAAATAATTTTAAGTTATATTCAAGTATTGATGGATTAACCTATACTGAGTATACTACGCCTTATACGGTTACAGGTAACACTATTTCTTTAGGTGTAGCATTACCATTTGAACATGTTTTGGTTTGTCAATTAAAAAGATTAGATGGTGGTAGTTATGGTAATCGAGATGCTTACGGATCTACTACAGAGCAAAATTATGGAAGTTATGAATATATAACTTTAAATGAAGTTGTTAATAATTTTATAGTAGCTTATGTTGGAGCAGGTAAGTTGATACCTAGTGTTAAGAGAACTGACTTAATATTTCATGCAAAAAGAGCTTTGCAAGAGTTTAGTTACGACACGCTTAAAAGCGTTAAATCACAAGAGTTAACTATACCACCAAGCCTAAGTGTGGTAATACCTCAAGATTATGTAAACTATGTTCGTATGTCTTGGATAGATATGCAAGGCGTACAAAGAATTATATACCCAGCTAATAATCTAACTGACTCACCTTATAGAACCCCAATACAAGATAGCGAAGGAGTACCTACACAAGATAACTTTGGAGAAAATCTACAAGGAACATCTATTACAGAAGAAAGATGGAGAAATAATAATCCTAGTTTAATAAATCAAGAGTTTAATCAAGGTCAATACAATGCTGGTTTAGATTGGTGGGGTTATGATTGGGGCTATGGAGGTATGTGGTTCTGGGGTTATGGTCAGCTATATGGAAACGATCCTCAGTATTCTCAAGTAAACGGATGGTTCAATATGAATGAAAGAGAAGGTAAAATATCTTTCTCTAGCAATTTGGTTGGAAGGTTAATAATACTAGAATATATATCAGATGGATTAGCTTATGATATGGATAGTAGAGTGCCTAAATTAGCTGAAGCAGCTATATACGCTTACTTGTCTCACGCAGTATTATCAAGTAGAATTAATCAGCCTGAATACATTGTACAAAGATTAAAAAGAGACGCAAGCGCTAAATTAAGAAATGCTAAAATAAGATTATCTAATATTAAACTTGATGAAATAGTTCAAGTTATGAGAGGTAAGTCTAAATGGATAAAACACTAAAATTAAATGGCGGAATTTAAAAATGTTTTTATAAAATCTAAAATGAACAAAGATCTTGATGATCGTTTGTTACCACAAGGAGAATATAGAAACGCAGTAAATATACAAGTCAGTAAGTCCGAGTCTGAAGACGTTGGGGCACTAGAAAATGTTTTAGGTAACGATAAAATCATTAGTTTTGAAAATATTACAGGAGAAGATGATGTAATTTGTATAGGTTATTTAGTGTCAGAAGTTAATTCTAGTGTTTACTTTTTTTTAACATCAAACACTTTAACCAGCAACTCAAACGGTGTTTACAGTCCTGGTGCTTCAAACTTTATTATTGAATCTATAATATCTCAGGGCGTGGCTATAAGTAATACTATACTTGTTGAAGGAGCTTTTTTAAATTTCTGGGAAGGCACACCTATATATGGAGTTAATTTATTAGAAGATTTATTGTTTTTTACTGACAACCGAAACCAACCTAGAAAAATAAATATTAGCTTTGCTAAAGATTCACCTGGTTATTATAATATAGAGGACACAATAAGCGTTGCAAAGTACATGCCTTATAAAGCTCCTTTATTATGGCAAGAAATAACACAGAAAGTTATAGATGATAGTGGTACTCCAGCTGATTTAACACCAGCTCTTGGAGAATATCAAACAACTATGCAAGATGTTGTTAGTGAGTTTTTACCCGACGGTACTACAAATAACCCATATGAAGATCCTTTGTATCAAGGTGATCCCGATTATTTAGAAGATAAATTTGTTAGGTTTAGCTATAGATTTAAATTTGACGACGGAGAGTATTCTGTATTTGCTCCTTTTACTCAAGAGTGTTTTATACCTCAACAAGATGGTTATTTTTTATTTAATCCATCAGGAAGTGATAATGATGATAATGACATGTCAGCTGCTTATAGAAGTACAATAGTTGATTTCATGGAAAACAAAGTTAATCAGTTGACCTTGTTAATTGAAATGCCTGAAAATCAAGATCCAGCTTTTCCAGGTACAAGACTAGATAATGTTACAGATTATTTTAAAATAACAGAATTAGAAATATTATTTAAACAATCTGACGGTTCAGCTGTTTTAGTTGTAGACACTATAAGTGCAGATCAAATAAAAGCACAATATGATCCTACTGGTTTAGGTAATACGTATTTATATAAATACTCTGGTACAAAACCATTTAAAACTTTACCTGAAAATCAATTAGTTAGAGTTTATGATAAAGTACCAGTAAAAGCTTTAGGTCAAGAAGTAATAAGTAACAGAGTTGTATATAGTAATTTTCAAACTAGACATACCCCACCTCCTGGTATTGATTATAATGTTGGAGCTGGTCCTAAACTAGCTTTTGATGTTACTACTCCAGCAACTTCTGTTTCTTGGAATACAAGCATTGTTGAATATCCTAATAGCACTTTAAAACAAAATAGAAATTATCAAGCAGGTTTTGTATTGTCTGATAGGTTTGGTAGAACTACTTCAACATTGCTTTCAAATCAAGCAACTGTTTCTGCATCTACAGCATCTCAGTTATCTACAGTTTATTCTGCTTACAATATACCGCAAGCTGATGGTGGTCCAGATATAGGACAATGGCCTGGTGATGCGTTGTTTGTTCAAGTTAACGACACAATTAGTGAAACACCTATTGCTCAAAACTTATATCCAGGCACCTATAAAGGTGACCCAACACAATCAGATTATAATCCATTAGGATTTTATTCATGGAAAATAGTTGTAAAACAACAAGAACAAGATTATTATAATGTTTATTTACCGGGTATACTAGCTTCATATCCTGAAGATCCAACAAAAGAACTAGGCTTAACATCACACATAGTGTTATTAAATGATAATATAAACAAAGTTCCTAGAGATTTAAGCGAGGTTGGTCCCGATCAAAAACAATTTAGAAGTTCTGTTCAGTTGTTTGGTAGAGTTGAAAATACAACTCAAACACCAGTAGGAGCACCTGCGTTAGACTTTGGTGTTGTTAATCAACAATACTATCCTTCTAGATTTTCAGATACAGTATCTACAATATCTACTGAGTTTGAACTTTTTAATATAGATGTAACAGGAGCATTTCCACCAGATATACAAGCTTCTTTTTATGAAGCAGAATCAAATCCTTTAATAGGTAGAATTAGTACAACTAATCAAATAGGTCAAATAGAACCAACATCAGGTGGTGGTACTTATTCTATTTTTAATTTAGCAGTGTATGAGACAGAGCCTACAGAATCAAGATTAGATATATATTGGGAAACAAGTACGACTGGTACTATAGCGGATTTAAACGAACAAGTTGAGGAAACTGGAGGGCAAACTATATTTCAAACTGTAAACTTTAATTTTGAGTTTAATGAATTTTTTGGAATATTTGACCCTGCGGTAACAGGTGCTTGGGATCCAGCTGTACAAGGAACACCAGAGCAGCCAGGCCCAGCGTATCCTTCGTGTACACCTACACCTGTAAATGGAGAGTGTGGTAGATATAGAAATATTGTAGCTGGTCCTTTTTTCTTTGAAGATACAACTTCTACTAATATCGTTGATGTTATAGTAGAAGGTTTTACCGTAACAGATGGCGCCGGTGTAGACGTAACAACTGACTTTGAAATTCTTCAAATATACGGAACAGGTTCAACAATACCTGGGCCAGGTAACTATATAAAATACGATGGAACAACTGTTCCTGCAGTTGCATATGTGCATGATTCTTTTTTATTGGTAAACAAGTCGTACAGATTATGGCAAACAACAACATTAAACTCTCAAGAGTTTGACATAGAGCTACAAGTAAGTGACGCAAGCGTTCCTGCTCCAAGACCTATTAAAACGTTTACTTACACGCCATTAGGAAATGCAACTCAGCTAGATAATTTAAAAACAATTTTTGTAGGTGGAGAAAGTTTTGGATCTGTACCTCAATATTGGGGTCAAAACTCAAGCAACGTACCTCCATCACCTCCTATTTTAGATTACGCACAAGTTTGTCCACCATCTCAAATCATTGTAGATTATGGTACGTTAGGTACTTTAGTTAAATTCTACGCCACAAATGGTGCTAACTATGGTGATCCACCAAGTGTTCCACTAAGTGAAAATCAATCTGGCTTACAATTTAGTATAGTAACACAAGCACAAGGTGGTGTTGCTGTTACAGATTTTCAAATGAATTCAGTTACTGGAGAAATAACAGAAGTTGTTCCCGGTGCTGCTACTGGTTTGTATAATATAAGAATACAAGTGACAGGTCCTGATGGAACTTTCGATGTATGTAATATTGATTTAAATATAGGCGTACCTCCAACTGATGGATCTTTTAACGTAGGTGGCTCACTAATAGGTATGGGTTATGATGAAGCTTATATTGTTAGCTTGCATGACAGTATATCTAACGCTTACGATCAAATGACAAATATTAGTTTAGGAGATACTTATCCTAATCCTTCTTTATTAACCGCCGCGCCATACTCTAATACATTTTTCAATAATGTACAAAATGGATTTTGTAACGATACTAGTATAGGAATAGGTGGACCTCAATTTTTAAACACTCAGCAAATACCTTTTGGTTCAGCTGGGCCCTTAACTCAAGGTACTGGTTATATATGGTTTGATGCTGAAATCCCAGGGCCCTATGGTTCAGCTGGGCAATTTAACAGCTGTGAATGGTCATGGGCTATAGAGTACAGACCTACACCTGGGTTACCTTGGCAAGCTGCTAGAGACATTGAAGGACAATCTTTATCGTTTAATAGTTTAGTACTGAACAATTTAAGTAATCCTATTTTATCTAATAGAGCACATATAGGCGCTTTTGCTAACGCTAGTTTTAGTTCTAGTTTAGATCAAAATTATGGAGGAGCAACAATTAATATATCATCAGTAGGTATACCTCCTAATAACTTTAACAAAATGACTTCTCAAAAAGCAACAGGCGCTGGGCTTTCATCAACAGCTGTGTTAAGTAAAATAATTGCTGTTGGAAATAGTCCAACATATGGTTTCCCCGCTGCTTTTGGTGAATATAGAATTATTGTGCAAAATCTTGGTGGAGATTGTTTTGAGTGTCAAGGGTGTAATTCAAGTGGCCCAAGATCGGTTCAAGGCAGTAACCCAATAGTAGGTAGTATTCACTTTGGAGATTTCTTTTATGATTTAGGTCCAAAAAGAGCTTTTTCTTATAGAGTATATCAAACTAAATTTGCCACGCTTCAATCAGCTTTAAACACAGGAGCTACTGGAGGACCTATGGTAACGCTATACGCTAGAGAACCTGTTCCAAGATATGTAAGTACATTTTTCTCAGATCCACAATTAACAACTCCTTACACTAGCTGGCTTAGTCCTGGTAATGACTTTGTAGGTTATCAATGTGGAAATACTATAGGCGCAAGTTGGACGACTCCTTTAAATTCAGGGCTACCTAGTAATTTTACCAAATCATTTGCTAAAGCTGCTGAAAGTGCAAAATACGATGGCGCTAGTCCTTCGACAACTCAAGATAATAGAAGGTGGGCTTGTGAGCTAAGCTCAGGAACTGGAACAAAAATAGCTGGAACAGCAGTGTTTAACGACTAAGTAAAGCGTGTTTAAAACATGTAATCTAATATATAATGGCATTAATAGAAGTAAAATATTTTAATTCTTTTCTACTTAGAAAAAGTGTAGACTCATTTAACCAGCCACGATGGTATGGCTCTAGAGGTATACCTACAGTTGTAGGTGGTTGGGAACAGGCGCCTGGTGTTGACCCTGCTAATACTTTAAATTGGGCTATTGAAGAATCTAGAATTAGAGGTGGTTATAATAATACATCAACGTCTTTAGGTGCTAAAGCTTATTTAGTAGAAGATGAACCAGAAGGAAGTATTAGAGGTAACACTATGATTTACTCTGGTATATTTAATTCTAGAACTGGAATAAATCAAACAAATCAGTTCCCTGTGGGTAGTGACATAACTAAATCCACTGATCCTGCAGATGGTAGTATACAAAGATTATACGCAGAAGATACTAATTTAATTATATTTTCTGAAAAGAAAGTGAGTAGAGCTTTAATAGATAAAGACGCTATATATACAGCTGAAGGTGGTGGTGTACCGGTAAGTCAATTAAACTTAGTTATAGGACAAATAGTACCTTACGCTGGAAATTTTGGTATAGCTGATAACCCAGAGAGTTTTGCTGTATATGGTTATAGAAAATATTTTGTAGATAAGAATAGAAACGCTGTTTTAAGATTATCTAGAGATGGTATTACTGAAATATCTAACTATGGTATGATAGATTATTTTAGAGATACTCTAAGCAATGTTGATACAGGTTTTGGAACAGGTAAAATAATTGGAGGCTGGGATATATATACAAAACAATATACGTTGTCTCTTCAACAAAATAATTCTAACCCAGAACCAAGATTTGAAACATTACAGTTTGACGAAAAAGTATTAGGGTGGCCTTCTTTCTATACGTTTAAACCTAGATGGATGTTTAGTTTAGCTAATAGATTTTATAGCGTAAGCAACGAAGGTGCTACTAATGACAATGTTTTTGTTCATAATTCACCTGACGTTCCTAGAGCAAAATTTTACAATGTGCAGGGTAAATCTAACATAACATTTGTTTCTAATCCATCTGTTGATGTAAGTAAAGTTTTTAAAACTATAAACTATGAAGGTAGTAATGGTTGGGAAGTTATATCATTTGTTTCAGATATAACTGGTGCAGATAGCTTTGAAGTAGATGGTCTAGGTCAACCAATTTGGCTATTACCACCAAAGCTAAGAGATACAACTAACAATATACATAGTTATTATGAAGGAGAGTATATTATAGACCCAATACAAGCTAGTCCAACATTTGGACAACCAGTATATAGACCAGGTTATGTAGCTGCTTTTGGCGATGACGATCCTCCTTATAACAGAGAGTATGGAGGATTTGTAAGAAAAGAAAATAAATATTACGCAAACTTAGTAAATAATAGTTCTGGTCAAACACAGCCAGGTGAAGTTAGATTTGGTTCGGAAATGACAGGTATAAAAGCATATTACTGCACTGTTACAATTGAAAATGATGATTACACCGATCCAGGTGGTATGAAAGAATTATTTGCAGTTAACACTACGTTTGTTAAAAGTAGTTAAATTAAATTAAATTATATGGATTTTAAAGCAAGAGCATTAAAAGAAGAAGACTATAGTCTTTTAGAAACATGGTGGAAAGCCTGGGGTTGGCCATCTGTTAATAAAGCTATACTGCCAGACAATGGAACTGGTGGTGTAATGATTGAATATAAAGAAAAACCAATTGTAGCTGGTTTTATATATTGGAGTAATTCTGGATTATGCTGGTTTGATTGGGTTGTTTCTGATCACGAAGGTAATAAAAGAGCTAGGCCTTTAGCTGTAAAGTTTTTAATACAAACTGTAGAGCAAATGGTTAAAGATGCAGGTAAATCTTGCATTATGTCAATAAGTAGAAGTAACAGTCTACTTAAGATACATAGAAAATTAGGTTGGACGGTTGATGAAAAGCCGTCACACGAAATGATAAAAATGATAATTTAAAAAAATATTATGGCAGTAACAACGGCAATAATTGCTGGAAGTGTAGCAGTTGCAGGAACTGCAGCGGGTGGTGCTATCCAAGCGGGTAAACAGCATAAATCTATGCGTAAAGCTAGAAATGAAAAACAAGCGGCTAAGTGGAAGGTTGAAGAACTTCAAGCTGGTAGGCAAGAGATAACAAACCCTTTTGCAGGAGTACAATCATTGTCTGGTATGGCTAAAGATTTGTCTGGCCAAATGAGTAATCCATATGCTAGTTTAGGTGTAGCAACTCAAGCTGCAGAAATACAAATGGAGCAAAGTGATATAGCTTTAGCAAACTCACTAGACGCTATGATGGCTACTGGCGCTAGTGCCGGCGGCGCAACTGCATTAGCGCAAGCAGCATTAAGAAGTAAAAAAGGTGTTGCGGCTAGTATTGAATCTCAAGAAGCAACTAATGAAAAATTAAGAGCGCAAGGTGAAGCTGAACTACAAAAAGCCAAAATAAGTGAACAACAAAGACTACAAACAATAGCAATATCAGAAGGACAAAGAGTTCAAGCTGCTGAAGCTCAAGGTAATATATTTGAGTTTAACGCTCAAGAAGACAGAACTAATGCTGATATATCTTATAACATTGCTAAAGAAACTGGTGCCGCACAAAGAGAAGCACAAGCTAGAGCTAATAGAGACAGCGCAACCGCCGGTATATTTACAGGAATTGGAGGTATAGCCTCAAGCGTTATGAGCGGTGCGTTATCAGGAGGGCTAGGGTAGTAGATAAGTTAAATTTAAAAGAATAAGTTAATATGGGATATAGAATACCACCACCAGACTTTACATTGCCGCCAATGCAGATAAATGTTGCGGCAGAAATGGGTAAAACTATTGCCGCAGGTCTAGATAAAGCTTTTGCTATACGAAGACAAGAAAAAGAAAAAGCTCAAAAAATTAAAAACACTCAAAACGCATTTAAAAACGGTTTAATACTACAGCAACAAGAATTAAAAAATGAATATTTTAAATCATTAGAAAAAGCTGGTATAATCGATGATCCTGCAAAAGAAAACGAATTGTTTGATCAGTTTAAAATAGTGGTGGACGAAAAAGCTAAAGCGTCTTTAGAAGCTAGAATGAAAATGGAGTTTGGAACAGATATAGATGATGAAGAAAGAATGAAGCTTGGTCAAACAGTTACTGACTTTAAATCTTATACTAAAAATAGTTTAACCCAAATGGGTGGACTACTAGCTGATTCAGATCTTGTAAACGACAGTGATCATGTCGTGGTGGGAGATATATTTAATGGCGAGCAAATAAGTAATACAATTGGTTTAAACAATATAAATGGGGCTAATGCTAGATCATTTGACCCTAATGCTAAGAGCAGTAGAACACTTACTATTAAAAACAATCAAAACATAGTTACTTCTACCGTTAAAATACCTGTGAATTCTAATTATTTTAAAAATGTAAACAAAGTTGGAGGTGGTGACGGTGGAGATATAATGCTACAAAATGGTGTAGAAGCTGGAATTATTAAAACAGAAAATATAGATGGTAAAGATTACTATGTGTTTAAAACTGATTTTAATGTTTCCAATTATTCTACTAGAGGTGGAATGGATTTAGTACAATCAAAACTTGCTACAATTAATTCTGATGAGACTTTAATGGAATTATCAATGTTAGATTCACAAGGAGCTTTTAGTAAAGGTTATATTGATCCAAAGGAAGTTATAACTCAAGAAATAGAAACAGATATTGATGGCACGAAAACAGGTTATATTCAACAAGTAGGGTATAAAATTATAGACGTTGGCTCTATGGTTGAAAGTAAAGCATATCAACAAATGTTGGCTGTTGAGTATGGTGGTGTTTTTGAAGATACAACAAGAACAGAAGCCCAAAGACAAAAATACTTACTTGATATAGGTATACCTCAAAATATTAAAACAATCAACGGTTTAGACGAAAACGTTAAAAAAGCTAAGATTATGAGGGCTATAGAACAAAACATGTGGGATGGTTATTTTCCTGGCGCATACAAGTCTTCAGGTAGAGTACCTCAACAAGTTCAAATTAAACTAGATGATTCACCTCAAGGCAAAGCGTTACTAGAAGAATTAAATGATAGAGGATATAAAAATCCAACAACAAGTGTAAGCTATCAAAAAGGTGATTACGTATATGTTATTAGAGATGAACAAAGCCGATCTATAGCTGAAGATTCTGCTCAAAGAATAGATGCTTACTCTGCTTTCTTGAAAAAATCAGATGCAGAAATATTAAGTGGCTTGAAAAAGATTCCTTTGACGGTTACTGGTAGAGGAAAATTTTACACTAGAAATGGTGAAATATATTTGGACAAGGGTGGTGATGATAGGACAGACGATCAATTAATTCCAATGAACATGTTTAGAGACGCTTTAATAATAGCTAGCTCTACAGAAAGAAATAAATAATATTATATGTACAAGTATAACGGAAACACGTATAGCTTAGAAGACTTAAAAATAGTTCTAGGTGTAGAAGAAATTACTCAAGATATTCTAGCTCAGTACGGTATAACTGAGGCAGAAGAAGAAGTTAAAATAGACCCACCAACTACAAAAGTAGATAAAGTGGGAAAGAGCAACGATGTTGTAGAGGATGCGATTGCAACATCGGACGAAGAAAGAGCATCCATGTTGGAATCAGAATTGGAACGTATTTCATCGGAATTAGAAAAGATAGATCCATATAAAGACGCAGAAACAGTTACATATAAATCTTTTGGTGGTTATGAGCAGAAACAAATAGGTGTAGATAATGCTGCTTTAAAAAAAGAACAAAAGTTAAGAGAAAAAAGAAAGAAAACAAAAGACGAACTAGAAAGAGTTTTATTTAACATAGGTCCTAATATAGATATACCAGCTACTTTAGTTAGTTCAGATGAGGAAACTGTAGAAAAATATCTACGCCAACAAGTACCATGGGCTAGAGTAGAAAAGACAGACGCTGGTGATGGGGTTAATATATATATTGACGAAGATTTTTATGGTTTTGGTGAAGGTGAAATACCAGATTGGATGCAAAAACCTAGATCAGAAGGTGAACCTATATATATAGATTTACAACCTAATACAGAAGAAGGTAGAGAAATAGCTATTGATCAATTTAAAAGAATAAATGCGTTTAGTAATTCTTTAAGTCCAGACGCTAGAAGAGATTATACTTTAGATGTTGCTATAGCAAAAATGGAAGAACTTAAAGATCCTTCTGACTTAAATTACTTATTAAAAGGTACTGGCTACAGGATCGATTATGAAAAAACATATAGAGATTCTGGTATGGAAACAAGTGCTTTGAACGAAGGAGATCCTATTATGCTTCCTGAACATAACTATGTTTTAGTAAAAGATGGCAGTGCAGAGACGGTAGATTTTGGAATAGAAAATGATGGTGAGCCTATTGTTGTAGCAAGTGACATAGGAGGTATAAGAACTGCATTAAAAGATAATATTATAGGTAGTGAATTATATGAAAAAATTATAAGTAATAATGCATTTGAAGCTCAAAAAGATTTTATACTAGCAAAAAACAGAGCTCTTAAAAGAGAATCACAAAAAATAACTAGCGCACCAGATTTTACTTTAGATTATTTTGAGGATCAATTTGAAAAAGATTTATTAGAAGCTTTAGGTTATAAAAATAAAAAAGAAGCATACCAAGACCCTAGCGTTAGACCTTTGTTAGATCACTTTAGTTCTTTAACAAAAGCTACAAGACCTGGTGCTGTATCTACTTGGCAATTAGGTTTGACACAAAAAGTAATGAACTTTATTTTAGGAGTTGAAGAAACACCTGAAGCAGATAAAAGAAAAAACAGAATATCAGCTTATCAAAATCTTAGTAATCTACCTGAAGATCTACAACAAAGATTAATAGATGCTGGATTTGGAGGGGATAACTCTAAGTTTTTACAAGACAATATAAACAAATATGCTCATAACCAACTAATAAATAAAAGTGATAAAATAATAGAAGGGGTTATGAAAAGAACCGGTAATCAGTCTCTTATTAGATTATCTCAAAGGTTTTTAGAAGTTGACGAAAATATTTTTAAAGAAGAGGTTGATAAAAAAGTAAAAACAGTTCAAAAAGTAAACGATCAGTATCAAAAATTATTTGCTCAAAGAGGAGAAAATATTATGAGCACAGCTCCAAAAGGTACTAAGTTTGACATAAGTACAATAGGTGGTGTTACTCAATTGAATTTAAATTATGATGGTCCTGAAAATCCTGAGATCATGAGACAACTTAAAAAAGCAGGAGATGAGTTGTTAGACTTACAGTATGTTATGAATGTTTATCACCAAGATTACGCGGGTACTATGCAAAACATACAAACTGAAATTGCTGAATACTATGCTCAAGGTAGAGGTGTAGATGAAGGCACATTTGATTTTGCTGCTAAAGATTATGACTTAGGTAGTATTTTAGCTAAAGATATTAGTGATAGTTTTAAAAGCGTTTTTTTAACCGTGCCTACATTACTAGGTGAAGATAGTGCTGTGTTGGAACAAGAGAGAATGAATAAGAAAAACGAACTCTTTGAAACAATGATAGACTATGATGATGGTAATTTTTTAAGATATGCAATAAGAACTACTGGCCAACAGTCTGCTAATTTAACTCTAGCAATAGGTACAGCTGGTGGTGGTAGCGCTTTGGGTTTAACAAACGCTGTAACTAGAGTTGCAATAGGTACTACATTTGGTTTAAGTAGTGGTACTCAAACGTTTAGAGACCTTAAGAGTCAGCAAGAAATATATGACTACGCTGTGTTAAAAGGTAAGCAAGCTGATAGAGCTTTACGTGAAGGTATAATAGGTCAATATGAACATACTCAAATAATGCTTGATGTAAATAAAACTAAAGCAATGGGTAGACTTACTGATAATCAAATTATAGGAGCTAGCTGGGCAAACGGTTTTCTAGAAGGTGGAGTTACTACAGCGGTAGGTACAGCGCCTAACTCTATAAAACTATTAAAAGATTTTAAAGCACCAACAAAATTAACTGAAATAGGTAAAAACTTATTTAAAAGTGATGCTACTAAGTTGTATAACTTTATTGGTAAACCAATTGGTAAAAGAGTTGGTGGTGAGATTTTAGAAGAAGAATTAATATATGGTGGTCAACAGTTTGTTACTGAGTATGGTATACTAGGTAGAGACTTTGATTTAAGTAATTGGGACGATGTCGCTGTAGCTTCGCTCGTAGTTAGCGGTGTTAGTCAAGGTCCTGGAGTTGGTTATTCTGGTATAATGACATATGGTGCAACTTCAAAATATGAATCAGCTATAAATAAACTAAGAATAAATACTCAAAATCTAAGTGACTTAGTTGCTGACCCTAATAACAACTTAACAGATAAGCAAAGAAAAGATTTAATTTTTAGTATTGCTGAAAACTTAAAAGAACAAGGTTTAGAAACAGATAAGCTTTCTATTGACGTTATGAACTTAGGTTCTGATAATGTAAAAAGATTAATAGGTAATTCTATAATAAAACAAGACCTATTAAGACAGGCTGGAGTAACTCCTGATATGGATGATGTTCAACAAGCGGAGGTGTTAAACTCTTATAAAAAAGGTTTGAAAGAAAGTAATCCTCAAGCTTTAGAAGATTTTAATAATCAGTTAAATGCTATTGATACTCAAATAAACAATATTAAAAAGAAAGTTGAAAGTCCTGGTAGTTATAAAAGAGCTAAAGAATCTTTGGGTAATATATATGATGTATATGATGCTCAATATAAAAGAGAAGGTAGAGTTTTTGATAGTGAGTCAGATAAATTAGCAACAATTTTAGAAGACGTAAGGCAAGATATAAACACGTCTAACATAGATAAAGCTAAAGCAAATCCTGAAATAGTTGAAACTGTAGAAAATATAAGAGTAGATAAAGAAGGTAACGAACGTTACACTAAGTCTGGCGAAAGTGATAAGAGGTTTAAACCTTTAAACGACGCACAGAAAGACGCTATGTATTCTGACTTTGGTAGATTAGTAACATTAAATTCCGCTAGAGGAGTTGCTAATAAAATAAACATAGAAACATCTGTACAATCTATATTAGGCGATGATGTTAAACTAGAAGTTGCTAGTTGGAAAACTAAAGAAGATCTAGAAGCATTATTAGAAAACGAAATAAAAGATAAGCAAGAAAGGTTAGATGCTTTTACTAAGTTGAGAGATGGTAAAGTGTTTGGTTTAATTGTGGGTAATAAAATTATAACTCAAAATGAAAAACAAGCTCAAGAAGATTTAGACAAAGGAATTGTAAGAGCTGGTACGGTTGTGCTTCATGAATTAAACCACGCTATTGATGATGGGCGTATTAACACTGCCGAAGGTAAATTAAACTATGCAACAAACTTATTTAAAGCTGCTAGCGAAAGTGACAATGCTCAATTAAAAGCTTTACATAGTTATACCATGGATTTATTAAATGGTATATACGGGCCAAGAGGAGAAACATTTGAAAACAGTGAAACGTTTAGAGATGAATACACAAAGTATCTTCAAGAACAAGCTTTTGCTTATGAAGATCAACTACAATTAGAAAAAGACGAGAGTAGTTTAATAAAAGCTTTTAACAGTATTACTACAAACGCTAATGCTTTAAACACACCTCAAAAAGCTTTAAACTACATGGTAGCTAATAACTCTGGATTTAGATCTGGTAAGTTAAGTAAAAAATCTCAAAATGCTTTAAAGAATAGAAAAGAAGGTGAACTTAAGTTTTCTGAAAAAAATATAAATGATCTTGCTGTAAAGTATAAAGCTGGTGAATTAAATGCAGAGCAGACTATGGATTTCTATAATCAATATAGAAATACAGCGTTAGCAGCTATGGGCTTTGATACTCGTAAAGGTGATATACCAACCGACAAGGCTTTAGGTTTTGCAACCGATGCTTTCGGTAGAGTAACTAGAACTTATAAACCAGAAGATGGATCCTTTACTAACTGGATATATAACACTATAGGTAGAGAAGGTAGAGCTAAAATAGGTCAAGAAATAGAACGTAAAAAAGCTACGTCACGTATTAGCGAAGCTCAAGAACAAACAAGGTTGAAGTCTACAGAAACTGCAGAAACAGGATTAGAACTAGAAGAAAGAGCCGCGCGTGAAAAGAAAGCTGAACTAAAACTAATTAACCCGTTAAAGTCAAAAGAAGTTGCTAGAAATATAAAAGAAATTGAAGCTGCAGTTGCTATTACGCCATCTAAAGCACCTATAGCTGACTTTAAGAACATATCTCAAGACTTCGGAGGAAAGGTTGCTAGTATAATTTTTAATGTCCCAGAAACAAAAATCACTGATGGCACTAAAAACCTTACTTACGCTAAAAAAATTGTTGATGGTATACCAGAAGCGTCTGAAGCTGGTAATATACAAAACATATATTCTGATTTACAAGCATTAGCGCGTGATATAAAATTATTGCCTGATACTAATGTAACATCAGAGGAATCTAGAGTTGGTAATGAAAAAGTTACTGTAACAAGAGATGTGCAAGGTAGATCATTAGGCTTACCTAATAGAATTATAAAATACTTTTATGAAGATACAGGTAAAAGATCTAGAGGTACAACCTCTCAAACAAAAGTATATAGAAAGAAAAAGAAATTTAATAACCCTACTTCTCAAGTTTTAAAAGAAGTACAGCGTGAGATGGGTATAACTCCAGCTAGAGAGTTAAATAAATATGACAGAACAATAGGTCAATTTTTAAAAGGTTTTGCTAAAGTAAAAGGCGCAGTTGCTTCGGTTGCTGTAGCTAAAAACAAAGTAAAAGCTATGGACTTAAAAACTGCTAAAGGTAAAAAACAAATCGAAGCAGATGTTGGTGCTGGTAGATCTCGTGTTCAGTTTAGTGAAAAAGGAAAAGTTAGAAGAGCGTTTGATTTAGAGCTTAGTGGTAGATCTAAGGTAGATAGATTATTGTCTGTTTATAATTTAGCACCCACGCTTGATTTAAAAGTAGATATACTAACAACAGAAGGCAGAGCTAAAATAATAGACGCGTATAAAAAAGTAGTTGCATTAGGTCCAAAAGAAATGTGGATTGGTAAAAAAGGTGGTAATGTATTTACTACTAGTGGTAAAGACTACGGTGTTAGCATGTCTGAATTTAAAAAAGATGGATCTAAAAACCCTAAGTATACTAAACAAAAAGCAGACGCGCTACGCCAGTTAAGAAAAGATATTAGTGACATGATAAACAATCCTGACACTAAGTTTGGCGCTCCAATAAAAGGTGTTACAGATTTTACTTTATCTTCTTATAGCACTATATTTAAAGGATCTGAGGCAGATATTAAATCTAAATCTAAAGCGTTTAATGATAAGGTTAGTAAAATACATAGAGCTTTATGGGATAGAATAAATAAATCTAGTAAAAAAGACATACCAGCTATAGCTACTTATTTAAAATTAGTTGCAAATCATACTGGTCACTGGCACAAGTTGGGTGCTCAAATATTTGGTTACACTGTTAATCCTAAATTAAGATATGAGTATGAACATGCTATGCCTGCTACTTCTGCTTACTTGTATTTAATAGACGCTGTATTAAGTAAAAATAATTTTAATCAAGCGTATGACTTAGTTATAGATAACTATAAACTAATAGCGTTAGATAAAGCAGAAGATAATAAACTAAGAAAAGCTGGGCTACAAAGAAATATGCCTTTTGGCTGGGATATTGTAGATAATTTTTGGTGGCAGAGATATTTTAATCCTTCTGTTGCTAAGCAAAATAACGGTATTAATCCTACATCTATTGTTGATTTAGACGGAAATAACTTACAAGATGTATTTAATATAAACAATGATGGATCAACACATGTTAAAGGTTTTAAACCTGAAGCTTCATCTGTTATAACGTTTGACAACAAAGCTGATAAAGCTATGGCAGACGCTAGGAATAGCGTTAAGTATTCTGAAAAAACTAAAAAAGC